CCGTTTGGAATGTCAGCCAAAACGTGCGTAAATACTTTGTACTCTTTTACACCCTCTGTTTTTGTAATTCTGAATCCCATTGTTTTGTGTTTTTAAGAATTAAAAAAGTTTCTTGCCTTCAAATTGATTGTCGCTTTCGTGTTTCAGAAATGCGGCTACCTCTTCGGGCAATTCGGGTTTTGGGTTTCCGTTGTTGCCACCCTGAGGGGCACCAATATTTTTGAAACCGTTGTTTGTGAGTTCTTGCTCGAATGTTGCCAAATCCTTTTTTGTGTTCTCGACAAACTCGCTGAATGCCTCGTCTGTGTCGAATTTCTGAGATTTAAAGTTACTCAGGATTGAGGTTTTGTAAACGTTCGGAATTTTGGTATTTTCGTTTAAAACACCTTCCAAAACCGCTTGACGGTTTGCTGTAATCTTTTCGCTTTGCATTACTGCGATTGCGTCTGTGATTGGTGTGAGTGCCTTTGCAATAGCCTTTTCGATTGCGCTTTGTGTCGGGTCGGGATCTGCGTTCTTTTCGTCGGGCTTGTCATTGTCGGGTTCGGGCTTTTTGCCTTTCTCGACAAATTCGTACTTTGCTTTTAAATTGGTTTCGTTTGTTTTGATAGCCTTTGTAATCTCCGCGTCCACGGCCTTACGGTTTTCAGCCACAAAAGAACTTACCTTTTCCTCTGTAAGTTCGGAAATTTTGTTTTTGATTGTCTCGTCGTCGTCGCCAAAAGTAAGCGCGTAAGCCGCTGCCAATTGGTTTAGTCCGTCCTTGCGTACGCCTTGAAATTTAGTTTCAAGTTGTTGTAAAATTTCTGATTGTGTCATTGTTAAGTAGTTTTAAATTACGCTGTAAATATACGATATAGATTATATCATTTCTTACACATATATAAAGATTTAACATTTTTTAACATTTGCGATGTGAATATAAAAAAAACGCGTGGTCGTATCGCTACGGTGGCGCGTTTTCCAAATGATGTCTGCGTTAATACAAGAAAAAACTATTAACTATATTGATATGCAAAAGTTTAGAGAGTAAAATAAATCAACAAACTATGGAAAAGATTAAAAGAAATCTCATTAAAAAAAGGTCGATGCAGCCAAGTTTTACCTTTAACATCGACCTATGGATGCGGGCTTTTTTTATTGTCTCGAGGACGCTCTCAGAATGCGAATGTGCGAATTAAAAAGGGCGTTTATTACAACGGGAATTTCGTTAACGTAATCAGTACGCCCTTTGTCTGTGGTAGGTTGTGGAAGTTATCCCTTGAATGTTTCGATTTGGTTGCTGAGTTGGTCGCGCGTGGCTTGCAACTCAGAAAGTTTTTTGTTGTGTTGTTCGATGGCTGCTGATGTTTGAGCAATAAGACGTTCCGAACGTTCAACCTTGATTTTGGTAATATTGACCGTTTGCTCGCAAATGGTCTTTTTTGCTGTAAGTTTGGCGATTTGTTCGTCAACCTGTTGGCGTTGTTGTAATAGACTTTCAAGTTTCATTTATATAGTGCTTTAAATTGTTGTCACATCGGAATGCTTTTGTTGTAAGTCGTTGGCGATTTTCGTATTGAGATTTCACGAAAACTGAAAATGTTTCTCAATGTGAACGGTTAACAACGTCCGCATTCCTGCGTTCCTAAGTTTAAAATAGTCACCGTTTGTGTACGGTGTTGGCGTTTTGTGTTGAAACTAAACCGTTTCGTGCTTATTATCGTGTAGGTGTCCAGACCTTTCTATCTTTCAATGTACGTTGGTATTGCAGAGCCTTACTTGTGTTAAGCGTTGCAAATATAACGATATATTTTATATCGTATGTTGAATTTTATAAATTTTAACATTTTTTAAGATTTAAGAATTTCCATAATATCGAGCACCTCGTCAGGGGTTGCAAGTCTACAACAATAATCGGCGCGAATGATTACGAAAATAGGGTATCCGTAAAACGTGCCTTTGAGAGTGTCGCTTGTGGCGTGGTATACCAACCAATCTTTATAGTGACATTTGAATTTGATTAATTCATAATCAAATTGTGCGGCAAAACGTTCGGCGGCTCGGTCGGTTCTTTCTGATTGTTTCATAATGATAATATTTAAGATTAATACATTGAGCCGCTCCAACCGCCTTTCTTTTTTGCGTATTTTATTTTGCTTGGTTTGGTTGTGCCGCTCTTTGCCACTGCCCCGATATAATCAGGATTTGGCATAAGATTGTCTACACGGTAGTACTCGACTTTTGCATTGCCCGCACTTATTAGACGTGTTAATGTGTCAAGTTTGCCGGTTTGAGCGTCAAGGAATCTGTATTGACCGGGTCCGAGTTTCTCAAACGACACGATATGCCCTCCGCTATCTCCGAAATCACCACCCCATTTAATACGCAAATGATAACGTCCGTTTGGCAAATAAATCGCCTCATCTGGCGTGTTAACACCAACAAACTTTTCAAATTTTGTTCCTTTTGCTGCGAGGCTATCTCTATAACTTCGTTCAATACTTTGGAATACTTGCCACTCGTCTGACGGTTTCGGCGGTATATATCCGGCTTTTATCGGTATAGGTGCGCGGTTTGTTGCTGGGTCTATCCACGCCATTTCGGTTTGTTTGGATAGTTGGTAAGCAACATTTGCGTTTTGCCTCGTATTCATTGTTGCCTCAACATCGAAACCACGGCGGCGGAGTTCGTTCGCAAAAACACTTGACGCGCAATTGATTGTATAACCGCTGCCGCTGCCTGCTACATAATGCGGATTTGCGCGCATTTCGTCGGCGGTTTCAAAAGTCATTGGTTCGCCTTGCTCGATTTTCAGCAATGCAGAGATTTTTTTGTTTATCTCAATCCATTTTTGTTGTTGACTTTCTGAAAGTCCAGCCGGCATATCAGGATAAAGAATTGTTTTTTGTGCGGGTGCATTTTCAACGTTGACATCTTCGATTTTGGTAATGTTTAGTTGCTTTTTGTTTTCCTCAATCCATTGCGGCAATGCCCTTTGTGGATTTCCGGCAACGGCGTAAATCCGTGTTTTGTTATCATCGATCCACGTGTTTATTTTTGAGGGTAACTGTACACCGTGTTGTTTGTTCCATTCCTCTGCCCTGCCCTCGTCCTGGGCCTTGAAAAAATCTTTGAGTTGACCGTCGGGAACTGTTATGGGTAAGAGAATACAACGGCAATTTGGATGCCACCCCGTCCACATAAAAGTTTTTGGGTATCGGCCTTGCAATTTGTCGCAAATATCTTTGAGCGGCACCGGCTTGCCCATTTTCATTGTGGTATGGTTGCCGCTGGTCTTTATCTCATAACCAATAACGAGGGGGTTTCGTTGGTAGGCTTCAATCTCTGCGCGTCGATAGGCTGCCAACATCTCAGTTCTTAAAAGTCGCTCCGCGTTTTTGAGTGGGTCCCGGTAAACTCCGCGCCCGGGGTGCATTTTCTTTGCCGTATCAGATAATTCAAGTTCGCCCGTCTCTTTGTTTCGGACGTACATTGTAAAAAGTTTTGGATTGTTAAGATATTTCAAAACATAGTTTCTCATATCCTTTGCACCCTTACCCTCTGCAATGGCATTGTTAACAAGTATTTGGATTTCGTCTTTTGCTTGGTCTTGCAACGACCAAACACGGCTGGATAATTTCAGGGTCTTGCCCTCGTTGGATTTGGCAACGTCCGCGCGGATTGTCTTCGTGGCTTGTTTTTGTATTTGGTTTAACTCTCTGCGTTTTTTGTATTTTGCGTTGATTTCCTCGTATCTCTGATTGATACGATTAACCGCTGCGTTAATGCCGCTTTGGTATGAATGATTAAGGCCGTCGGCAATGATTAGTTCCGTTTTGCCTGCGAGAATATCAAGCATTTTTTCAATCTGTGCCGTCTGTGCAACATAGTCTTTCCACTCAAATTTTACTCCGCTGCGGATTGCGTCTTTGAGTTCCTCAATAGCACGGATATAGGTATCAGCAAATAGACCTTTCATTTTTTTCAAAAGTCGGTCTAAACGTTGTATAAATATGCGGCGTTCGTCCTTATTCATTATCCAAATACCTCCCTGATTTTCGATTGGAAAATATCAATTAATTGCCTTGTGCTGCCTGTTATCACATCGTATCCTCTACTTTCTACGGCTGCGGCATAATCGGCCCCGGCTACAACAATAGCGCAAATTTCATTTTTGAAAGGTGCGGCTGCGTCGTTGGCAACCTGCAAACCGAGTTCCGCTCCTCTGCCTTGAAAGTTGGACATAACGAGCAGCCCGTGGTCGTAAATAACGAAACCGATTGATTCTCGTAATAGGTGACTATCGTCGATGTAGTTTGGTTGGTGCGGTATGTCTCTGTGAATGGCTGGCGGCTGAGGCAGACTTCGTGCTATCTTGACCGTCTCAAAGCAAGCAAGTTGCAAACAACCGATTATCCTTGACACAATACGATTTGAAACGGTGGTTAAATCTTTGAAAATATCATCAAGTTTAACCCCGCCCGAAATCTTACTACGATATGATACATTTATCGGCATTACTCCATCGGTGCCATTAAGTCTGTAACGCTTTCGGCGGCACGGTCTGAATTGATTTTGTCCAGTTCCTCGTTAACGTCCTTTACCCAATTGAGACGAGAAACACCTGTTTCAGGGCTGATAATGTTTGCCGCCTTAGCCGCTGCGATGTTTGCGATTTTGGTGGTGTCGTCCTCAATCATATAGGGCTGAATCTCCGGCGTAATAATAATTTCCTTGCATTTCTGCGTAAAGTCGGAATCTTGCAAATTCATTTTTGAGAGAAACGCCAAAACGATATTAACACGGCGTTGTAAGTACATTTCAAAAATTTCTGCCTTTTCCTGTACTTTCAGGTGTGAATCCATAAACAGCAGCCGCAATGCCGTGCCACTGATTGCGCCGATACCCTTAACATTATCGAAACTAATATCAGGGGTTTGGCTTATGGTGTAAATCATTTTTAGCAAGGTCTCAATTTCGAGCCTTACGGATTCCGGGGCTTGGCTCCACGTTAGATATTGAACCGTTGAGCCGGGGTCTCCTTGTAAGATTGTGCCTTGTTCTGCTTTTTTGGAAAAACCGTTGATTTTGCCTTGACAAAAGATTTTCGGCGATGCGTGGTAGTCGTTGGTATCGGCAAAATTAGACAATAACAGTTCTAACCGTTCAATCAGGGTTTGCACGTCTTGCCATTCTGTTTTTGTCTGATATGCGTAAACAATCGGGATTTTGCCGAGCGGGTTTGCTTTCGGATAACCCTCTGACGGTGCGGTGTTGCCGTCTGATGTTTCCCACTTGTAAATAAAATCCTTTGTGTAGGTTTCAAAGTATGTTGTTACTTTATCGGCTTTCTTTACTGAATACTCGCGCGAAAATGCAACCATATCTTTGTTATCGTCAAAGAATGGGTATAAAGTGTCGCCGTTTTCGGCTGAGAAAACCGAAACGCGCATTTTGTTTTCAGATTTAAAACCGTATCGGTCGGCTGCCTCCTCGTCCTGCTGAATATACCAATACTCGGCAACTTCTCGGTAAGTCATAAGGATTCGTGCAACCTCTCTGTTTATGGGGTTGATTTTGACATCTGCAAAAACACGTTTAACGGCTGAGAGTACGTCTGTGTAGTCTGTCTCGTTGCTGTCTGCTGTGAGTTTTACGGGATTGCCAAATAGAAATGCCACCGCGCGTTTGACAATCAGGCTTTGCAAAGCAAGCGGCGACCGTCCGACCGGCTCTGTGTATCTGCGTTCGATTTCTCCGTTTTTACCTCGTACCATAATCTCCTTATCGGGTCGGTAGGTTGTGTCCATTACCTTGTGCCGTTCGGGGTTGATTTCTCGGCGGCTCTCAGCCACGTCGGGTTGAACTGTTAAACGGTTGTTTTTAAGTTCAGCAATAATAGCGCCGTCCTCGCCGGTGTTTATCAATGTTGTAAGTTCGTTGTAATTCATAATCTTAATGTTAGAATGTTTGATATAAATTATATCGCAAATAAACAAAATCAATACGAAAAAAGCAAATCCAAAACATCGTTTGCAGATTGCGGATTGCCTTTGCCGAGTACCACCTCCAAAATTACATATCTGATTGCGTCGATACTATGATTGAACGCGTCGATTGGAGTGTTTAACCATTTGCCCTCTTTATCTTGCGAATATGTGTAGTTCTTAAACTCCTTAATCACATTAACAGACTGTTTCGAGATAAATATTTTGTACTCTTGCATTTTCAGCAAACCTGCCTCAATGCTGCCCGCGTATTTTCTGACGGGAAAAATATTTAATCCTGCGTTGTAAATTTCATCAACCAAACGCGGGTCGGCACTTTCAGAAATGATTTTATCGTTTTTGCAATTCTCTTTTAACACGTCGATAATCTCGCCGGTGCCCATCTTTGTTTTATAACAAATTTCGTCGATATAGAGTTGGTCGCCGTTGATGTAGATTTTTACAATTGCCGTCGGGTCGTTGGTATATCCAAAATCCATTCCTACATAGCAAATTTCTTTCACGTATGCCGGGATAGAATCAACAATATTGATTTCGGGGAAAATCAATCCTTCGATTACTGCCTGTTTACCTAATCCGTATATTTGCCATAAACTCGGATTTTTCCATTTTAGGCTCTCGATTTCGTCGATAACGCGCTGCTCCAAAAAAGGGTTATCCTTGTATGTGGTTATAAAGTGGTAGGTTTTCTCCTCTCGATTTAAAGCGCATAGCCAATGGTCGTCGCTGAAACTCGGGTTGTAATCCACGATTGCAAACTCAGTGGTTCGCATTTGGAGTTGCTGAAACTCGATATAATGCAATTCGTTTGCCTCGTTGACAAAAAGAATGTTACGTTTTGGGCCTCTGAGTTTTTGCTCATTGACCGCTGCGAAAAATTCAATAATGCTGCCGTTGTTGAAAGTGTAGACAAGTTCGGTTTTGTTGTAATTCTTACGTTCGTAAATTTTCAGGTATGTAACAACCTCCATAAAGTCTCGCAAAACAGAGCCCTTCAAACTTGGCAACGTCGATCGTACAACCGAAACAGTTATGCCCGGACGGTTGACACATTGCAGAATCAACCATATCATTATGTTTCGGGTTTTACCGCTTCGGCTGCTACCTTGTGCCGATACAGTAGTAAAACCCTGAGCCTTTGCCGCTGCAACTGTTTTGTACACTTTGTTAGTTTGAATTTTCATTATCGCTGTTGTTTATCACATCGCTTGTTTTGTCGATTATCTCAACCTCGATTTTGGGGTTGAGGTCTTTGCCGTCCTTGCCTGTAAGTTCGATAACTTCGGGCGCGTTCTTACCGAAAACTCTATCAATAAGGGAATTAACTGTGTTAATACTGCCCTCGTCAATATCTTGTTTCATTGCTTTGATAAACGCAAAAATCGACACGGGCAAATCCTGCCGGGCGGCTAACGTTTGTAATTCGTCTTTCGATATGCTTAAAAGCATAGACAAAATATTGAAATAGTCGCTCTTGTGCATATTATAGCCTTTGAGCGACATTTCCTTAACAAATGTTTTCCACGCTGCCTTGGGTCTGCCTTTGCCTTTGGGCTGATACTCTGATGTAAAGCGTTTTCCGCCTCTCTCTGCCATTGTTTCTCGTTAAAAATCGTTTATGGTTTAAAATGGCATACCGTGGCTTCGTGCCTGTGTGTACGCAAATTTTTCTCTGCGGTATTGCTGAGAATAACCGCTGTAAGAACTTACTTTTTTACCACTGCCGGAATCGCCTCCGCCGCTGTTTGAACCGTTGTCGCTGTATTCTGCCATTGTGATTCGATATTTAGAAGTTAATATATAGGGTTAATTTTTACATTGCAAAAGTTTGTTTGTAACTGTGTTTCTCAAAACGTTTTTCTTTTTGCGCTTTACGATATTGAAAAAGTCGTTGTGGTATTCGTTGTAAAAGTCGAACGCCTGTGGGTTTTTCTCTATGATAAAATTTTCGGTACACCCTGACGAACGCAAATTTGCGCTGCCTGAAATGACAATTTTTTTACCTCCGTCGGTCTCGAATGTGATTATTTTTGTGTGAACGTCCACAAATGCACATTCGAGTTTTTCAGGTGGGATATTCTCAAACAATGCCTTTACAAGGTGGTTTCTCTCATTTGCGTAAAAATAGATACTTGCCAAAATCCGCAATTTGTCTATTGCACCCCACTCTATCAACATACGTAATTTGTAAATATTCTCGATATTCATTGAAAGGGTTGAAATGGTAAGTTCTTTTGTATGGATTCCGTTTTTGACAAAAAACGCAAACAGAAAATCACCGAAAACAAAATCACCTTTTACGATACAGTCGAAACGGTCTTGTTTCGATAGGTCGCACCGTGCGGCAAGTCTTGCGGCATTCTCGTATTTTATCATTTTAGACGGTACGGTTTTAGTCGATACTATCAGGGATTTGTCTTCGTCGTTAATATCCAAATCCAAATTAATATCGTCCAAACCGCCGATTTCTATGTTCCAAAAATTCTCAGTACCCATTTTTTCAATTTTTTACAAAGATACAACGATATAATTTATAACGCAAATAAACAACGTTAAGTTTTAACAAGTTCCGCCTTTCTGCCTGTGAGTTTTTCCCACCGTGCAATTATGATGTCGCAATAATGAGGATCGAGTTCGCAAATGAAACAACGGCGGTTTAGTTGTTCGGCTGCGATTAATGTTGTGCCGGTGCCGCCGAATAATTCCAATACTGACGATTCAGTGTAGAGTTTCAATACCTCCGCGGCAAATTCAACCGGGAATGTAGCGTGGTGTTCCTTTGCGTACTCGTTGTTTGCGGCGTTGCCTGTGTCGATTCTGTTTATGACCGACGAGCCTTTGTATGTGCCGTGTTCGTCCCATTGTGGGTGCGAAAATCGGCGTGTGCCTTTCTGATTAAAACAAAAAATTAACTCGCACCTGTGAGAAACTGCGCCGTGCATTGAACTCATACCCATAGGCAAAGAATTGTTTTTATTCCAAATCAATATATCGCAAAAGTTATTTTGATACGCTTTCAACATTTCAATAATGCCGTTCTTTGAACCTTGTAAAATGCCGATATTGAACAATGCATCGTCCGAAAATTTGAGTGCGTTTTTTAACGCGTCAATCAACAATTGCGAATACTGCTCGTTGTTCAATGCGTCGTTAAATTCGTTGTAAGTGCCTTTTTGTATATCATAAGATTTACTGATTTTATCAGATTTAAATATGTTTTGTATGTCGTTACTGCACATATTGTAAGGCGGCGACGTAAAAGTTATGTCGGCGCGGTTGCCGTCCATCAGGCGTGAAATGTTATCTTCGATTGTGCAATCACCCACAAACAAGCGGTGGTCGCCGAGTTGCCAAATATCGCCTTTGCTGCAACGTGCCGGGATTGTTTCTTTTGTTTCATCAAATTCATCTTCTTTTGCTTCGGGTTCGTCCTTTGGAACGTCGTCTGTTACGGTTTTCCACTCCTCAGGTAATTCCAAACCCCAATTGTTAAGTTCGATTTCGTCCCAATCTGTGGAGAGTATCTCCCAATCATTCTCACCAAACGGGTTGTTATCCTTGATTGTGTACTCTCTTAATTTTTCAATGGGGGTTTCTTTCTGGATAACCTTACACGGCAATTCTTTGAACCCGAGGTCCTTTGCCGCTCTCAATCGCATATTGCCGCCGATTACGATAAACTTTTTATCGTTCAACGGATAAACAAGTAATTCTCGCAAATGCAACATTTCGGGCGCGTCTTGCAATGATTTTTTCAGTTTCTCAAAATTATCATCACGGATAAAACGCGGATTTTTCGGCAGTCCGGGTAATTGTCCTTTGTTTAATTCAAGGCTTGAAATGGGAATGTTTTGTGTGTTTTCCATAATTTTTAATCAAATAATGTTGTTTCGGTATGTGGTTGTTTTTCGTTTAAAATCCTATCACAAATAAAGTTTCTTGCATAGTCGGGCGTAATTTCCGAGCGTTCCTTGCTACAAATGCCGCCTTGATGTCCGCTCAATTGGTTTACCTTTTTTACAATTTTCGACTTTTGAAATGTTGTGTAGCGAGTAGCGGGTTCGCAATTGATAAAAAAATACTGAGTTGGTTTCACGAATACATCGCCGTGCTCGGTACGGTCGCGGTCTATCACGCTCGGTTTGTACGGAAAATTGTTGTAAAGATAGTGGTTAACGCTGTAAGGATTCTCGATAATCAGCATTATATCACGCTCTACGCATATACGGCAAAGTTGCAACAAATACAGATAGTATTCTTGCCGTTTCTTTGACCGTTCAATAATTTTGTCGAGTTTCTGCAACTCGTCAAGCCTGTTGAAATGCAGACTTGTGCCACAAAAAAACATCTGATTGACCTCTGCAAAATAAATACAAGGGAAAAATGCAAAAATCAAATCTTGTTGTTCGATACGATTGAAAACGGTGTCCCCGATAGAATCACCGTTGGACGCTCGGGTTATTTCGTTGAATATGTCAATTTGAAAATCGGTTTGCCCATACTCATTTTGTATGTCGTAATCATACGCCGCAATCCCGAGTTTTTGGAACTCGGTTTTGAACGTTCCCGATTGTTCAAAAAAACAATGTACTTTACTTGGTTTCATTTGTTCAATATGTTTTTAAGTTTTTTCGTGTTTTCATCGGTAAGGATAATGCCACCGCCAAAAAGTTTTACGCCTCGGTAGTTTCTGATAAAGTTGTAATCCTGAGAAATACGCACTGTTACGCCGGGCTTTACATATTTGCCGAGCCTTGCGGATGTAACAATGTTTTCGGGGAGTTCGATTTTGCTTAGATTCTTTTTTGCAGGTTCCAAACACTTGAAATCGCCTGTTATAATCAAGCGGTCTGTAAAAAGATTTGTTACAAAGTTGGTCCTCACCTTTGCGCCGTTGGCGTATTCTATCTCGGCTGCTGCTATGATGTAGCAACAATCTGCGCCTTTGATAAATGATGTAAGGAAAGGGCAAAATAAAAAAAACTTGATCCCTTGTGCCAAATACCATTTAACAATCTCCGACAATATGCTGAACGGCGGGTTATCAATAACAACTCCATTTTCAGGATAATAAAAATGTTTGTAGTCTCCACCGGGGTAAAATGGTCGCAAAATTTCCTTGCCGTCAATATCTGCGTTATCTTGTACCCACTTTAACACATAATCGAAAACGTGTTTAGGCGTGTAGCAATCGTCGGTGGTTTTCTTGATTGTGAATTTTTCAACAAAACTTTCGTAATCGATGAAAGTCTCGGTGTTGTGCTTCGGGGGTTGGATTAAGTGCCGAGCCGGTCGGCGGTTGGTGTTGATTCTGACCGGCGGCACATAGTCGAATAATGATAATTGCTTTACCGTTACCATAATAAATCCCAAATATTTTTGTTTTCGTTCTTTTGCTTCTGCTCACCTGTCATTAAGGCTATATTATCGAATTAACTGTGCTTTCCATCGTTTTTCTGTTCGTTGGTCATCATATATATATTTATTTCATTTATAATTTCTTTTCCTTTGTCGCTCTCACAATCGTAGTCTTCTCCGCATTCCTTTCCGTCCTTGATATTGCAATATCCGGCAAAAAATCCACCATCGTCATAGTACTGAACGTTGATTGTGTGTGTCGGGAATTGCTTAGCCAACGCCTTGTAAATCGGTATAGGCGCATTCCAAGCTGTATTGAAGAAAATAGTTTTATCCGACTTGTCAATATCAATATCAAATGCGTTCCATTTAGTCCCCCAATTGGCTCTCGCCCAATCAAGAGAGTTCCAATGACCGCTTTCTGCGTAAGCGTCAAGTCTGTCTAACCCCTCGCGGAGCGTTTCTCGTAAGTCGAAACCCCATCTCTTGATTTCATTGATAAAAGCGTATTTGTCGCTTTTGTAAGGTGCAGACCAATACTTGAAGCCTAATTCACTTTGCTTTGAGATACCGTTGTATTTTTTCAAATACAACATAGACGGTGGCATAGGAATTAGTTTGTTGAAGTCAAAATCTCTTTCTTTTGACTTCATAAAGTCTGCAACGGATTGGAAATTACCGTCAACGACCTTAATTAAATTTATGCAATAGTTTGGCATATTACTCCTTCTTTTTTAATAGTTCTTTGTTATCGTGTATGTTTCCTACAACTTTAATGTCTCCTAAGTCAACTTCATTATAGAAGATTTTAAGCCAAAAGAAATCTTCAACTAAATCAGTTCTTAACCCATAAGCACCGCAATCTGTATCGAAATAGACCACGCCCTTGATTGTTTCTGTTTTTTGACCAGTAAAGCCATATTGTTGCCACTCGACAATATCGTCCTCGTATATCTCATTCTCATCATTGTCGGTTAACTCTGAGAATTCACCGACAGTTTCGGGTCTGACTTTAATTAGCTCAAACTCGTCGTTGTGATACCCATCGTCAGTCCATGTCGGGTCGTTCTCGGCTATTGCGTAAGTCCCGTCGTTGCATATTACAAGACTTCCATAGTGCCAGTGTCTTTGGTAATCTTGACCTCTAAATTTTCTTTCTCTCATTTATTTGAAATTTTTGAAGTTTAACAATGTCGAGGAGTTGATTAAACTCCCCGACGGTGATTTGTTGTCCGTTTCGGCGAAAATCTGCCTTATCTTGTACCCATTTTAACACATAATCGAAAACGTGTTTAGGCGTGTAGCAATCGTCGGTGGTCTTCTTGAACTTGAATTTTTCAACGAATTTTTCGTAATCGTTAAAATCCGCCGTGTTGTGCTTCGGGGGTTGGATTAAGTGCCGAGCCGGTCGGCGTTCTGTGTTGATTCTGACCGGCGGCACATAGTCGAATAATGATAATTGCTTTACCGTTACCATAATAAATCCCAAATGTTTTTGTTTTCGTTTTCTTTCATCGTGCGGAATATTACCGACATTCCGGCTTTAATTGTGTCGGTGTCGGCTTTGAGAGTGTCGGTGTCTGCCTTTACTTGCTGGATTGCGGCTTTAAGGCTGTCAACATCTCGCAAC